AGAAAAAAATGCTACAATGGGGTGAAGCTGTTAATGTTACAAGACCAGAGTCAGATACTTGTAAAGTAAAAATGAATTATAATATATGCGCTCCTAGATTATATAAAGGTCGTATAGACTCTTTAGTTAATAGAATAACTACGTTTGCTGATATGATTCAAATAACGCATTTAAAGCTACAGCAAGTTATGTCTAGAGTAGTTCCAGATGGTGTATATGTAGATATGGATGGGCTAACAGAAGTTGACTTAGGTAATGGTACTAATTATAACCCAGCTGAAGCTTTAAACATGTATTTCCAAACTGGTAGTATAGTAGGTAGATCTTTTACACAAGATGGTACTGGTAATCCCGGTAAAGTACCTATACAAGAAATAGCTACTAGCAACGGCATGAGTAAAATACAAAGTCTAATACAAACTTATCAGTACTATTTACAAATGATAAGAGATGTAACCGGGCTTAATGAAGCTAAAGACGGAAGTAATCCTGATAAATATGCTTTAGTAGGTTTACAAAAGTTAGCTGCTGCTAATAGCAATACAGCTACTAGACATGTGCTTCAAGCTAGTTTATATTTAACACTTAGAACTTGTGAAAATATTTCATTAAGAATAGCAGATGCTTTACAATTTCCTACTACTTATTCTTCTTTAGTAAATAGCTTATCTAATTATAATACTAAAACATTACAAGAGTTGAGTAAGATAAATATACATGACTTTGGTATATTCTTACAACTAGAACCAGATGAAGAAGAAAAACAATTGTTAGAGCAAAATATACAAATGGCTTTAAAAACTAATCAAATATATTTAGAAAACGCAATAGAAATAAGAGAAGTAAAAAATCTTAAGCTTGCTAATAGGATGTTGAAAAAGTTTAGACAAAGAAAACAAGAGACGGAGCAAGCCGCGCAACAGCAAAATATACAAGCACAATCTCAAGCGCAAGCACAAGCTGCAGAAAAAGCTGCTTTAGCTGAGACTCAAAAGCAACAAGTTTTAACAGAACAAAAAATGCAACTAGAACAAGCTAAGTCTCAATTTGAAGTGCAGCGTATGGAAATGGAAGCTCAAATTAAAAGACAATTAATGGAACAAGAGTTTCAATATAATATGGATCTAGCTAAAGCTCAAGGTGAAGCTAGAAGATCCAATGAAGCCTTTAAAGAAGATAGAAAAGACGAAAGAACAAAGTTACAAGCAACTCAACAATCTGAGTTGATTAACCAAAGACAAAATAAATCTTTACCTACAAATTTTGAATCCGCTGGTAATGATAATTTAGATGGATTCAGTTTAGAGCAGTTTATGCCTAAATAATTATTAACTATTATATTATATTATGTCAGAAGAAGTAAAGACTGAAGGGACTTTTAAAATTAAAAAGAAGCCTGGAAGACCTAAAAAGTTAAATAAAAACGACGAAGTTGTAAAATTAGATTTAACTAAAAAAGAAGAAAACGTAGAAGAAGTAAAAGAAGAAGCAACAGAAGAAGTTAAACAAGAAGCAGTTGAAGAAGTTGTAGAAGAGGTTGCGAATAAAGAAGAAACCGAAGAGAAAACTGAAGAAACTGTAGAAGAAGAAACTCCTATTGTTGAGCTTAACAAGCAAGAAGAAGAAACTAAAGAAATTAAACCTTTAGTAGAACAACCTAAAGTTCCAGAAAATATAGAAAAGTTAGTTGACTTTATGAAAGAAACTGGAGGCACTATAGAAGATTATGTCAGATTAAATGCTGATTATTCAAATGTTAGTGAGGATGCTTTACTAAGGGAATATTATTCCAAAACTAAACCCCACTTAGAAAAAGAAGAAATAGATTTTTTATTAGAAGATCAATTTTCTTGGGACGAAGAAGCGGAAGAAGAAAGAGCTATACGTAAGAAAAAGCTTGCGTATAAAGAAGAAATTGCAAAAGCCAAAAACTTTCTTGAAAAAATGAAAGATGATTACTACGAAGAGATTAAGTTAAGATCTTATGGTAATGATCCTGAAGTAAAAAAAGCTATGGACTTTTTCAATAGATACAACGAGGAACAACAAATAGCAAACAAAAGACACGAGACGTTTAGCAGTAATACTAAGAATTTTTTTAACAATGATTTCAAAGGTTTTGATTTTAATGTTGGTGAAAAAAGATTTAGATATAATATAAACAATAAAGAAAGTGTTGCTAATAGCCAATCAAACTTAAATAATTTTGTAGAGAAGTTCTTTGACAAAAATGGTGAGTTGAAAAACTATAATGAATATCATAAAGCTATTTACGCTGCTGACAATGTTGATACTATAGCTAGTCATTTCTACGAGCAAGGCAAAGCCGACGCAGTTAAAGATATGATGGCAAAATCTAAAAACATAGACAACGCTCCAAGGACTACGTCTACTGGAGATGTTTATGTAGGCGGATTAAAAGTAAAATCAGTTAGTGGTGTAGACAGTTCTAAGTTAAAATTAAGAATAAATAAAAAATAATAACTTAAAAATTAATAATTATGGCAACTGGAACTTTAACCAGTAATTCACCAGGTTTAGTACCTGCTCCTAAAAAAGGAACAGCTCTAAACTCGAATTACCTTCAGTTTACAGATAAAGCTGGTGATGATTTTTCATCATTTGCTCAGCAATATTTACCTGAGCTTTATGAAGCTGAAGTTGAAAGATACGGAAACAGAACAATTGGTGGTTTCCTAAGAATGGTCGGCGCTGAAATGCCGATGACATCGGATCAAGTGATTTGGTCTGAACAAAATAGACTACACGTAGGTTTTAACAATTGTACAGTAAAAGACCCGGATGAAATCAATATAACTTTTGGAGAAACAATTATTAACCCTATTAAAGTTGGACAATTAGTATTAATACAAGGCGGAGAAGGCGATATTGTTGCTGAAGTTACTGAATCTCTTCCAGCTGTTACTGGAACTATAAAAGTAAAACTTTATGAGTATACTAGTTTAACTGCTGGTGCTCCTAATGGCGCAAACATGAGTGGTGGTGATAAGTGTACAGTGTTTGTATTTGGTTCTGAGTACGGGAAAGGATCTAATGATGATGCTATCGGTACTTTAGTTCCTTCATTTACGCAGTTTTCTAACAAGCCTGTTATTATTAGAGACAAGTTTGAAGTTAACGGTTCTGACACAGCTCAGATTGGCTGGGTTGAAGTAGCAACAGAAGATGGCACATCAGGTTACTTATGGTATTTAAAAGCTGAGTCTGAAACAAGACTAAGATTTGAAGATTATATGGAAATGATGATGGTTGAAGCTGTTAAGAAAAATGCAGTCGGTACCGCAACTCACTCTGGTACAGAAGGTTTATTTGCTGCTATTAAAGATAGAGGTCAAATAATGGATAGCTATGCTGCTGGCGCTGCTGGTACTACTGCTGTTGAAGATTTTGACGAAATCTTAAAGCAATTAGATAAAGAAGGTGCTATTGAAGAAAACATGCTTTTCTTAAATAGAGATTTAGCACTAACTTTTGATGATATGCTTGCTAAGCAAATGGATGCTGGTAACGGTGGAACTGGATACGGTTTATTTAACAACGATGGAGACATGGCCCTTAACTTAGGTTTCTCTGGTTTTAGAAGAGGTTCTTACGACTTCTATAAAACTGACTGGAAATACTTAAACGATGCTTCTACAAGAGGTATAGTAGATTTAGGGACATTCGATCAGCAAGATCCAGCCGCTGCAAATGTAGAAGGTGTTTTAATACCTGCTGGTACATCAACTGTATATGATCAATTATTAGGTCAAAACATCAGACGTCCTTTCTTACATGTAAGATATAGAGCTTCTGAAGCTGACGATCGAAGAATGAAGTCTTGGGTAACTGGTTCAATTGGTGGAGCATTTACTACAGGATTAGACGCTATGATAGTACATTTCTTATCTGAGAGATGCTTATGCGTTCAAGGTGCTAACAACTTTGTGTTGTTTAGATCTTAAACTAAATAATGCTAGGGCGCGAAAGCGCTCTAGCTTTTATTATTATATTATATTATATTATGGAAAAAAATAAAAAATGGGAAATAAAAGATAGAACTTATATACTATCTCAAGGTTTAAAACCTTTAACACTAAGGCTTCAATCTAAATCTTCACCTAGAAGACCTCTTTTATGGTTTGATGAGGAAGCCGGTTACCAAAAAGAATTAAGATACGCAACAAATCAAAAGTCTCCTTTTGTAGAAGATCAAGATAAAAACGCATTACTTGGTCATATTGTATTTAACAAAGGTGTGTTAAGAGTACCTAAGCAAAATCAAGTTTTACAAAAGCTATTATCATTATATCATCCTCATAAAGATAAAAGATATTTTGAATATAGCCCAGTTGAAGAAGCTAAAGATGATTTAGAATTTTTAGATGTTCAAGTTGATGCCATGGCTTTAGCTAGAGACATGGATATTGATCAAGCAGAGGCTATAATGAGAGTAGAGATTGGCTCAGAAGTTAATAAGATGAGTTCTAAGGAACTTAAAAGAGATTTGATACTATTTGCTAGTAATAATCCTGAACTGTTCTTAGAACTTGCCAATGATGATAATGTTGAATTAAGAAACTTTGGTATAGTAGCTACAGAAGCTAATATAATAAAGTTATCTCAAGATCAAAGAACTTTTTCTTGGGGCAGTAACGGTAAAAAACTAATGACTGTTCCGTTTGAAGAAAATCCTTATTCAGCTTTAGCTGTTTGGTTTAAAACGGATGAAGGTGTAGAGGTTTATAAATCAATACAGAAAAAGTTAAAATAACAAGTGATTATAATTATAAGAGGCTACAATAAGTGGCCTCTTTTTAAAATATTAATATGTCAGTAAGTGTAAACACAGTATACAGAACAGTCTTGTTAATACTAAACAAAGAACAGAGAGGTTACATGACTCCTGATGAATTTAACAAAATAGGTAGTCAAGTACAGAGAGAAATATTTGAAAGATACTTTGAAGATATTAACCAAAATGTTAGAATACAACAAAGCGAGTTTGATTACGCTAACAGAGTTTACAACACAGACGAAAAAATTGCAGAATTTAAAACTGAAAGTGATCAATCAATACCTGAAAAAGCCATATCAGGCACAAATCCTTTCACTGTTCCTAGTGAATTGTACAGGTTAAATACAGTGACATACGAAGTTAGTTCTTATGCTATAGAGCTTCAAAGATTAAATAGAAACGAATACTATAACATAGCTAAGTCTAAACTAACTAGACCTACTAAATCTTGTCCTATCTACTTATATGAAGATAATAAAGTTTTAGTATATCCTAAATCTATACTAAATGTTGATGATGTAAAAATGCAATACGTTAAAAAACCTAAAGACATTAGATGGGGCCATACGTTAGG